TCTGCCTGCATCGCCGCCAACCTGGCCTGTGCCTCATCTTCTGGTATTGGATCGCCATTTACTTGCCGAACAACTCGTTCTCCCCGAAAAGCCTCCTGTCGATCCTGAAGCCTGTTTTGCAGATCCCGAAGCTGATTCCCAAGATCACTGGCGGCGCGTTGGGCCGGAGTGCGCTCCAACTCTCGTCCGCGCTCTATTGAGCGCAAACGCTCATCTTCGAACGCGGCCCTTTGGTCGACGTTGTCCGCAAAATCCCTTGCAATTCCTGCGGGGAGGCTTGCTTCAAATAGTTGGTCTAGCTGAAGCTGGGCCGCCTCTCGGTCAAACCTTGCGCGAAGTTCGGCGTCGGCATCGCCCTTTTGCCTTTCCGCTTGCTCTCGGGCAGTTGCTTCATCGCGACTGCGAACAAGTTCGGCGGTCTCGTCGCCCAACATCCCATCGCGTGCTCTTTCTTCAAAGCTGAATCTTGCTGCTTCCGCCCGCTGCCTCGCGTCAAGAGCTTCGCGTTCGATTTGCCTTGCTGCGTCCCGCCGCTGGCGTTCTTGCCTTTGCTGAAACGCCACATCCTCGCTTGTGGCAAAACCCAACCCCTTGCGAGCCTCTACCCTGTTCGCGTCCCGCCGAGCTTGGTCCGCGGCCTGCCGGGACTCGTCGGCCACAATCTGAAGGAGCGAGAACGCGGCACGGTCGAGGGCATCGGCAAAAGATTTCGTGGTCTCGGCGGCGGAGAGTTCCGCGTTGATCTTTTCGTTGATTGCATCGATCTCTTTGGCCGCCGTCGTCGCGGCCTCAAGGCCAGCCTGCCCTTCGGTTGTCTGGGCTGTGGCTAGCCTATCGGTTGCGGCCTCCAGATCATTCTGGAGAGTGGTCAGGGCATTCCTGATCACAGAGCCGCCGCCGCGGGTCGACTCGGCAACGAAGTCGAACGCCTGCTGGAGCTGGCCTGCTGCCTCGACCGCTGCGTTTCGCCCGCCGCGGACGGCTTCGTCTCGTGGAATGTTGAACTGCTGTCGCTCGAGTTCTCTGCGCCGAAGCTCAAGACTCTCAATCTGACGGTCTCTCTCATTTTTGACTCGAGGGTCTTCAAAGAAAGACCCCTCGTCTCGCTCGTCCTGAAGACGACGAATCTCTTCGTCCAGAAGAGCAATTGCCTTCGCTGCTTGCTCTGCCGCGCCTCCGGCGGCGGCGAGGTCATCCTGAAGCCGCGCTCTCTCGGCCTCAAAATCAGATTGAGCCTGATTTGTAGCTTGGTCGGAGAAGTTGTCAAAAAACGGCCTGCCCCTCGCCGAGGCGCTGGCGGTCTCCGCTGCGACGTCAGCTTCAATTTGCGCAAGCCTCACTGCCAGCCTCGAGCCGGCGATGCCTTGTGCAGCCTCGTCCACTCCCGCCGGCGGACGATCAATCGCCCTTTGTTCTGCCGCCCGCTGACGGTCCTGGCTTTCTGCGATTCGCCCGCCCAGAGTGATCCGCTCGGCAGCGTTTGCTGATTGCTCTAGCTGCTGCTGCAAGTCAACCTGGATCGCGCGCTCGCGCTGAACGTCAGGGTCTACTGCGAAGAGTCGAGTGTTGTTTATCTCCTCCTGCTTCTTTCGGATCTCCTCCAATTCCTTGCGCTGGCGACGGAGAGCGTCTGTCTGCTCATCCACCCGGATGTCGCCGATGGAGTCGGCGAGGCGGTTGAATGAATCCGCAAGTTCCTCGACGAGTGTCTTCTCCCTGGCAAGCAAATCATTCAGCACCTTGACCTGAGCCTCGGTCGAGGCCCCGGTGCTGTACCACTTGATGAGAGCGGCAACAAGCTGGCCGGTGATCGATACTGCTACGCCGGCGATTAGCCCAGCTGTACCGCCTAGAATGAAGCCGAGCTGCGAGAGGTTGTTTCCCGCCGCTCGGACACGCTGGCTAAGGTCTCCTGTCACAGAAAAGAAGTCGTCAATCGCAAAGACGGCCTGCTGAACAGCCAGGCCAGCGTTCCCGAATGCGCCGCGTGCCACGTCACCGACTTTCTTAATCTGTGCAAGCGCCTCCTTAAAGGAAATCTTCCCCGACGCCGCGGCGGCGAGCAACGCTGCATTTATCAGCCTCTGCAACTCCTCCTGAACGGCCGGCAAAGCAATCGTGCCGTCGGCGGCCACCTCCTCAATCCGCTTTGAGAAGGCATCAAATGCCGCCGCCGCCGGCCCGCCAGCCGCCGCGCCAACCCTGAGCAGGATTCCCTGGAGAGCCTGTAACTGCGCCTGCCCTGCGCTGATGGCAGACCCCGTCAAGGCATCTTCAAACGTCCTGCCGAAGGCCGTCGCAGCGTTGGTTGCCCGCCGCACCCCCGCCTCAAGTCGCTGCAACTCATTTGCGGCCAGCTCAATTTCCTTTGCGGTGGCCGAGGGCGCGTTCCTGAGCCGGTTAAACTCGCTCTCTGCCCTCTGGATGTCAGGGATGAACTGCTGCCGCAGAGGCAGTGGCAGGGCTGCAATCTGATCCTTCGTCGAGACGATTGTGGCTCGCAGTCGCTCCAGCTGCCTGTTGGTAGCATCAACCGGCAGCCCGAGGTCGCTGCCGACTGGCTGCGGCGCACCTGCCAGGGTGTCGGCCTGCCCGCCGGCGAGGGAGCCGACAAAGCGGACCTGTCCGATTGCATCATCAACGAGCCTGGTTCTATCGGCGAGATCTTTAGTCTGGCTGGCCGCATTTTGCGCCGCCACAACGACGCCTTTCAGGGAAGAGGTCAGCCGGTCAGCCTCCGCAGAGCCGGCGCCGACCTTGATCGACGCCTGGCGGAGCCGGTCGATGTCCTTATTGGCCTCCGCAGTAGCACGCCGCAGGCGTTCCATCGGGTCCGAGGGCTCCCCGATCGAGTCGGCGATGCCGGCTAGGTCGGCTCGCAGTCGCTTTACACTCTCAAGTTCCTGATCGGCTTTAAGGTTGATCCCCTCCAGGCCGGCAATCTGCGATCCGATGGAAGCGATGAGCCTGCGAACCTGATCGAGATCCGCAATGTCGCCGGCCTCGACGATCTCGCCGAGTTGGATCAGGCGGGGCGCGACCGCCTCTCGCTGCGACTGCCTCAGACGGCCAAGGTCTGCCTCGAGCCTCGCAACCTCAGAGCGAGCCTGATCGAAGTTCTGGACGTTGCCGGTGGAGGCAAACTCAACTCGCTCGCGAACTCTAGCTGAACTGGCAAGCCTCTCCCTCAGTGCAATTAACTTCTCAGTTTCCTTTGATACATCGTTCGTTTCTTTTGAGAGACCGGCAAGAAAGTCATCGACCGCGCTGGTTGACGGCGCCGTGCCCAGCTGTTCGGTCAGTTCCTTCGCTCGCTCATTAAGGAATGAAATCCTGTCATCTAGGTCCGCAAGCACCGTCCCGTCGGACGCCGGATTTATCTCTATTCCCGCGGACAATTCATCCCTAGCCAGCCGAAGTTCTTCTAGTTCCCGCTTGGTGCGCTCGAGCGTAGTTCTGATCGCATCCCTACTTCCGATCAGAGTGCCCGCAAAATCGGCGGCCTTTGCTTCTATGCGGGCGAGTGCGAGGAATAGTCCGTTGACTTCATCGCCCCTGCCGAGCGACTCCAACTGCTTCCTGATCTCGCTGATGCGTTCAGCTATGTCTGGAGCAAGCGCATCGGAAACCGCGGTGCCTAATGACGCGCGGGCGAGATTGGCTTCCACGTCAATCGACTCGCCAGCGGAGGCGACTGTACGCAGGTTTGCCGCCAGCGCCTGCGCGACTTGGCTTGCTCTCTCCATCTGCGCGATCGGCTCGCCTAGCGCTATGTTGCGCAACTCTGCTCCGGCCTGCGCGCTTTCCACGAGGCCCTGTATCGCTGAAATCCGCAGCGACTGAAGTCGCCTTACTTCCCCCTCCAGTTCCCTCGCGTCCGGCGCGCCTGCAACGGTGCCCCCGCCGGCGGAAGCAAGCCTGCTCCTGGCGGTAGACGCATCAACCTCAAGGTCTCGCGGCAGGTTTCTTAGGCGAGTCTCTATCTCTTGAACTAACGCCTGGAGTTGCTGGAAACGGCTCGTGTCGACATCAACGTCCCCGAGCAGGGCAAGTTCGGCCCGGAGCTTCTTTAGGTCAGACTCAAGCCTCTGTGTCTGCTGAGAGAGCAACTCGGCGGAGGTGTTGGGCTGCCTGAAAGCATTCTGAAGGCTTGCCGACAGGGACTGAGACTGAGAGACAAGATCGCGGAAGATTGCCTCAGACCGCGAAGCCTCATCCTGCAAAACCCGCAGGCCGATTGCACCTCGCTCGGCAGCCTGCTGGAGTTGCGAGGCCAACTCATTTGATGACTCCCCTAAGCCATCGGCTGAATCGCCAGCCCGCCCCAGGAGTGACCGGAGTTCATTCAAATCCGCAGTGCCGGTGACTTCGACGGCCAACCGGACCGCGTCGCGCCCCACCGCCCTGAGCGCATTGATTTGGGCGCCGAACTCACCGGCCTCCTGCTCTACGCCGCGCAGTTCTGCGGAAAGCGCTGCGACGGCGAGCCTCAACTGCTCGGCATCCTCCGCCCCAGAAACTTGAACAGCCAGATCGATCCGCGTGGCCCTGGCGAGGCGTGCCGCAAGAGTCCGCAACTCGCCCTCAACATCTGCTGCCTGAGAGCGGACGCGGTCGGCAAGGCCCTCGAAGATATTGATGCCACCGCCAAAAGGCAGCCGCGCCCCAGCGGAACGAAGCGACTCAAGAAATGCCGCATACTCCTCCCGCAGCCTGCGAACACTTTCCTGGGCGCGGCGGGAAGATTCTGCAACCTCATCGCTGGCTGGCGGCGAGCCTCCAGATGCGGCCTCGCCGACATCAAGATTGACGGCGGCGGCCCGCCTGGCAACAGTCAGCTTTTCATAGCTATCAACCAGCCGGGCTATCGCCTGGACTTCAGTATTGATGCTGCCCTGAATTTGGGCCCTCTCGCCTGCGTCCGCGGAAGCCTCCTGGCGGGCGATAAGTTTCTCCACCTCCCGGTAGGCGTCCCTGACACGCTGCGAAATTACCTGAAACTGCTCACCAGCCCTAGCCGCACCGGGGATCTCCGCCGCCTGCCTCTGGGCCTGAGAGAACCTATTCAGCAAGTCTATCGCTTGAGGATCAATGAACGCCGTTGTCGGAGCACTGATGTCCCTGATCCCCTGCGCGATTGAGTTAAGACGCTGGATTCCAGTGCCCAACTGATCAATCTTGTTGCGGAAGGCGTCAAGATTCTGAGAGTCAGAACCGGCGGAGGAAATCTGCGAATTCAGTGACTCAAAAACAGGAAGCAGAAGTGATCTGGCGGCGCTCGAAAGCCCGAGAAGCCGGCTCTCGATGAGCTTCAGCGCCGCCTCGGCCTCCGAGGCGTCCACCGAAACATCTATCGAGCCGGTCGACAGTCTGCCCGTCAGGCCAGCGAATTGCTGTTGCAGCGCCTGCAACGCCTGCGATGCAGAATCCGCTTCAATGCGAATGCGTACATCCTTCTCAAGCGTCGACCGCAGCCTCCGCGATGTCTCAATTGCGGAGGCAAGCCTGGCCTCGGCCTGCGTGGTATCCGTATTCAGTAGCCGTTTGCTTTCGACTTCTGCCTGATACTTGACGATTAGTTCGTTTAGCTTTGTCAGCTGCTGAACCTGTACAGCGAACTGGCTGGCATCCGGGGCCGCAGCTGCCGCATTCCTTGCCGATGCTGACGCGATTAGTTCGGCGTTCGCCTGCGGGGCGACAAACCCAATCTCAACGCCTCGAGCCGCCGAGGCGGCTATTTGCGTCGCAGCCGCCAGCCTAGACACCGCCTGAGTCGTCCTTTCGACGCGAACAACAGAGCGGTCAAAGGAGTTTTCGGTGATCCTGCCGTTGGCGTCAGTCGCGGCGCTTAAATTCTCGACAGCCCGTTGCGCGGCAATCAGAGCCGGCTGGAATTGTGCTTGAACCTCATAGGAGAGAGCGGCAGCCTGCTGGGTCGCAGAAGACAGTGGCTTCGCCAACTGCTCAGAAATGGAGACGGTCCTCTGAATTGCCGCCTGCACCCTCTCAAACTGCGACCTCTCCAGCCCCAGAGACAGCGCCTTAATGCTTTCCGCCGACAGGGCCTGAAACCTGCTTATAAGCCGGTCAAGTTCTTCCGCAGTCCTGCCAGTGCTGATGTTGATTTGACGACCGTCAACCTCTTCGACCTGCTGTCGAAGGCGGCGGAGCCCCTCGACGCCGCCGACGCGAACCGACAGGTCTATGTCGTCCTGGCGAATTCCATCAATCGCACGGCGAATCGCGGACACGGACTCTAGTCCGCTGACCCGAACGGCGATTTCTGCCTCTCTGGAAGTCAGGGAGCCGAGACGCCTCCTGAGATCCTCGACAGTCCGAATCGCACCCTCAAACCCCTTGAACGACAGCCGCTGGGAAGCAGCCGCCTGAAACGCTCGCTCTAATCGCTGGAGCGGGGTGTAGATTGCACTTAACTGGCGGGTTGCATCTGTCGATGCCTTGCCGATATCCCGCTGGACCGCAGCAGCGAACGCCCGAACATCCTTCGCTGAGGCGTTCAGCTTCGCCTGAAAGTCCGACGTGTTCGCCGTGACGAGCGCCGAGATTTTGCCGAGATAGGCACGCGCCATTTCAGGTCACCCCTGAAGTTTCGCCAACTCCGCCAGCATCTCGGCCTGAGTCTGCTCGGCAGATTTGGACGACGGGATGAAAACCTTCTCGTCGGGCAGTCGCTTGTAGTTTCCGCTGGCCGCCATGATCGTCCTGCATATCCTCGCAGTCTGAAGCCAGGGGTTCGGAAGCGGACATATCTGGTCGAACGCGGCCCACTCCGAGAGTTCCTGGCTGTCTACGGTTGCGAGCAGTTCCTTGACGCTGCGGCCCAGCGCCAAGGCCAGCTTCATGTAGAAGAACCGCTCTGGTCTTTCGGCAAATCGTTTCCCAGTGCTTCCACCGCGGCGGGCGTGAAGGCGTTGAACTCCCAGGCCTCGTCGAAGAGCCTGTTGAGCACGCGGCTGGACTTCTTGTTCAGCGCCACCACATCCTCGTTCGTGAACAGACGCTCGCCGTTGGCGTCGCACAGGGTGAGCACCAGGAAGCGGGTGCGAAAGGACTCGGTCTTCTTGTCCGCGAAAGCCTGCTCGAACACATCGCGGTCGGCGCCGCTGATCACGCGGATGAAAACGCTGCCACCCCACTCGGCCACCTCGACCTCGGTGGTCTTGATGTCCTGGGCCTCGAGAATCATCTGCTTGCTGAGTGCCATCAGAAACTCCTATTGAACATAGTCCGTGATGCGAAACTTCAACTGACCGGAAACCAGTTCTCCCGTGCGGGCGGAAACGCTCGCGCTTTCAAGAATCACCCTCCGCGATACGCTGTACACGGAACTGGTGAAAGAAAGTATTCCGTTGGTTCTGACGGCGACCTGCGGATCGCCCGGATAGTCGATGAAGTCCACCGTTATCGAACCGCCTTTCCAGTCTCCGGTAGCCGCCTGATAGATGTAGCCGACAGGTGCCGTGGCCGGCGTCATGTCCACGATTTCCGCGACCGGCATCTCAACCTGAACCCCCGTGACGGTCGCGGCGATTCCGTTGAACGAAAAGGTCGCGTTGTACGGAACTCCGGCCATGTTTCATACCACCCGGAACGACGCCGTCCCCCGAAGAAGGTCGCCTGTCGTTGCATTCACCTCCGAAGACACGCAGGTCGCGGCTCCGTAGTAACCAACTCTGCCGGAGATTGAGACGGTTCCAGTAGAACCCGGTCGCGGAACCGAGCCGCCGATGTACTCAATCGTTACGGTCGGTCGCTCATCCTCGGTGCGATGGGTCAGGTGAAGCGGCTCAAAGTCATTGACAGTGAGCCCCATGTGCGCGCCTGAGATGTACCGGCGATCGGTGCCGTAGTTGACCTGGACACTCGTGACTTGAAATGTCGCGGTGCCGAAGGCGAACGATGTTCCTTGGGATGAAACCCCGGCCATCGCTCAGGCGACCCGGAAAGTCGCGCTCCCCGAGATCAAGGCGCCAACCGACCCGCCGATGGATGCGTTCGAGCAGGTGGCGTTGCCGCTGAAGTTGATCGGCCCGGTGATCGCCAGCGCGCCGGAGGTGCCGGCCGAGAGAATTGAGGTTGAGATGTAGTCAACCGTGACCTCGCGGTCGGTG